ATGAGCAAGACGAGCTTCACGATTGCCTTTGATGGCCCAGCCCTCAAGGAAGGGCGGATGGATGTCCGGCAGCTAGCGCCCGCGCTCCTTGCGTTCGGGCGAGTGGTCGAAACTGCAAACCGAGCACTCAACGGTCCAGACAATCCCGTTAAGGTCGAAGCAGTCGCCACGAAGATCGGCTCGTTCGAGGTCCTGATTGACGTCGTGCTTCCTTACTGGGAGCAACTGCGCGGCTTGCTAATTTCGCAGGACGTCGACGGGGCCCTCAAGCTTGTGCAGGCCTTAGGGCTCGTCGGGTCGGCCGGTGGCGGCCTCATTTTTCTGCTTCGAAGACTCAAGGGGCGGCCGATCACGAGCGCCTCCCGGACAAGCGATGGCAATGTGACCATACGGTTTCCAGGTGACGACGGCGGCGAGACCAGCTTGGTAGTCCCCGCAGAAGTCCTTCGTGTCTATCAAGAGTTTGCCGTGCAGCGGGAACTCAAGGTTCTCCTGGACACCCTTGCCTCTGAGGACGTGGATACAATCACCTTCATTCCTCGCGACAAGAAGAAGGACGAGGAGGCCCCAGCTCCCGTTCAGTTGACAAAGGCTGATCGCGCAATCGTTCAACCCATCGAACCACCATCCGAAACCGTGGTCGAAACTACCCAGCGAATGGCGCTGTCGATCCGCTCGCTGGCCTTCACAGAAGGAAACAAGTGGCGGTTGTTCGATGGTCAAAACGTGATCACTGCAACAATCGACGACAAGGGATTTCTCGATCAGGTCGACCGGAGTTTGGCTCGGTTTGCGAAGGGAGACGTTTTGATCTGTCAAGTTCGGACGGTCCAGAAGCAGACGCCCGAAGGGTTGAAGACCGAGCATACCGTCCTTCAGGTCATCGAACACCGCCCCGCGCCAACTCAGATGGCGATCGCGTTCGACCCCCCATCGTCAGACGAAAAAAATGGGTGACCCCTAAACTGGGGTGTTCTCGCAGCGGCCTCACGGTGGGCCGCATTGCGTCTCCTCGATCCTTCGACAGGCGATCTCGAAATAGGTCGGGTCAACTTCGATACCGACATAGGGAATGCCGCGGGCCGCGCAGGCGACGCCCACGGTCCCGGACCCCATGAACGGATCGAGGACCGGCCCCTTCATGATCGTCATCAGCCCGTCCATCAGCTCGACAGGCTTGCCGGCGATATGGTGCTTCACTTTCGGCACCGGCTCCCGGATGACACCAGGCGCGGTGGCGCCGACCAGAGGCCTGGGGCCGTTGGTCCCCCAGACCGCGAATTCGGTCTGGTTGCGGTAGCGGCCGAGCTGGGGCCTGGAGCGTTCGGTCTTGTCCCAGGTGACGATGCCGCGCCAGACCCAGCCGGCGCATTGAAGGGCGTCAGAGGTCACCGGGACCTGACGCCAATCGCTGAACGCCGCGATCATGCCTCCTGGTGCAACGAGGTCGCGGGCGCGGCCCATCCAGAGCGTCGACCACGCGAGATAGGACCGCTGGTCGCGGGTGTCGCCCTGGAATTCGGGGTAGAGGCCGCGGTGCTCGCTCGACTGGTACTTGGCGCTGGTGGCCTGCGCCTTGTCGCGCACATTGCCGCCCGAGGAATAAGGCGGGTCCGTCAGGACATCACCGATCGAGCCCGGCGCCAGAGTGGTCAAGACTTCGAGGGCATCGCCCCGATAGAGGGTGGCCGATCCGATGGATCGGATTTCGAACCGCGACATGCGGCGTCTCCTGCTGGACGCTCTGCATGGCGTTCGGGTGCGGGCTCTGATGGCCTCAGGCTGTTGAGGGTGCCGCACCGGCGGCACTTGATGTCCACGCGGCCGGACAGCGCGCGAGGCGCCATTCTGAGCAGCAGGGCGCTGCATGAGCCGCATCTAATGTTCTCCACTTGTTCCGCTCGGCCGAATCATCCACCTCGACCTGGCCGACTTCGGCGCGCGGGGTGGCGGTAAGAGCTTCTGACGCTTCACGGGACTGGCTTGCCGGCTTTGCCCGTGGTTCGGGATGTTGACGCATCCCGGCCCCCGTTGCGGCGGAGGCTGCCGGCCAGATCAGCCGTTGCTCGGCCAGGCCGCCGCGTCGATCTGTTCGATGGTGGTGATCTCGCCAGCCGCAATGCCCTCGGCAACTGCCCGCTGGACCGAGAACGCGGATTGCACATGTTTGCCGACGACCCGGCCGATGGCGATCATCTCGGCCGATGTCAGTGTGATGAACCCGTTCAGGCCGCTGAAGTCGATGACGTCTGCGGGAAATTCCTTGGCGACCGCCACGGCGCCATTGACCATGCCCTGGCTCCCACGATCGGTCGCGATCCGCCGGCCGGCGATAGTGACGCCGCCCGTTTCGACCTGATAGCGGCGCGCGGCGGCATAGGCGTTCAGATCGGGCGTCGGTGCCGCATCGCCAACGTCGATCGGGCTGCCGTCCGGCATCGGCACGATGGTGACGTCCTCGCTATAGGCCGAGGCCGGGACCTCCTGGCTGTCGGAATGATGAGCGATGACGTGCCCGGATTTGACATAGACCTGCATCAGTACACCCCGTTGTAGCCGTTGCGATTGCCCAGCGTGTTGGCCGCCGGTGAGAGCGTGCCGAGCCCGGTGCAGCTCTGCAGGGCGGTGTTGCCGCTATCCGTGACGACGCTGTCGCCGTTGACGTTGGACGCGAACACGCCACTCAGGATCTGGACCATCGAATGGCCATTGGCGATGCCCCAGCTCCCGTTGTTGCTGATCGTCGGCGTACCGAGATTGATGGTCGAGCGCCGAACGTCGACGCCGACCCCGCCGTTCTGCCTGATGATCGATCCGGCACCGGCGTTGACCACCCCCGCATCGGCAGCGGTCAGGCCGATCCCCCCGTTGCCGCGAGAGATGATGCCATTGGCCAGCGTGCCGTCGACCAGCGAGCCGGACGTCGCCCGAACGCCGGCGCCGCCATTGCCATAGGCATACAAGTTCGCCGAGAAATCGACGGCGCCGCCGGCCGCCGAGACCAAGCCCTCGGCGCAGGCGACGACATAGATCCGGTTGGAGATCGCGACGATCGACGAGCGCACCAGAATGCCAGCGCCGCCGAAGCCAATGACCGCAACCCGGCCCATGCTGATTGAGCTATTGGCGATCTGCAGCCCTCGACCGCCCGTCGAGGATGGCGCGGTCGATCCGTCCCCGGCTATGAGCACCTGGTCGAGCAAGCCGAGCGGGCCGACCAAGGAGATGCCAGCGCCGCCGGTGAAGCGCAACTCGGTCGCAAATCGCGCGCGCAGCATGGTCAGATTGGTGAGCGCATCGGCGGCGCGGGCCGCCGGCGAACTGCCGGTCACCGCGAAATCAGCGTCGCCGGGTAGCGCCCCGGTCATGTTCGCACCAATGATACGCACACGGCCTAAATCGGGGTGAGACATTCCGATGGCGGCCGACGAGGTGAATTGGCCGGCTGCCAGTTGCAGCGTCACTTGGCCCGTGCTTGTGATCCGGCGGCGCGAGAGCCATGCAAAGGCGGTTTGCAAGTCCGCGAAATCGGCCCCGGCGCCATAGACGATCCGCGTAATGGCCGTGTTGATCGCCAGCGGATCGGCGCCGGACACCACGCGGACCGCCGCGCCGTCATAGATTATCTCCAACAACTGACCCGGCGCCCATGCGTTCGCCCCGATCGATGAGCCATCCGCCCAGACCATGGTCTTGGCGCCCAGCCATTGACGCTGATTGTTGGATCGCTCGCGGTGTTCGCCACCGCCGTGAGGAAGCGTAGATGCGCGCCAACCAGATCAGCCCACGTGGCCGGAGCTGGGTCCAGGGTGGCCGTCAGCGCATTCGGCGTGCCGGCTGCACTGAAAAAATTGCCCGCTTGCCGCTGGATGACCTGTGTAAGGCCCGCGACCCAACCGGTCGCGGTGCGCTCCAAATATCGTCCCCCTTCGAACCGGCCCTTACTGTTGTCGACAACCACGAAGCCGGCCGGAACATCGGCGGAGACCCAAAGGCTGCTGTCCCATTGGACGAGACGACCGACAAGGCCAGCCCAAGCGCCCGTCGCGCCCGCCGGAACAACATGAGTTTGCCCCAGCGCCGGATTGGCTGGTGGCGATGTTAGGCCGGCGCTCTCGACCACCGTGAAGCCGGCGCGCAGCATGCGGAAGATCGAGATGGCCGCCTCCGGCTGAACCTGCACCGTGACCTGGGCGGTCTCGGAAACCGGAAAGACGATGTCAGTGGTCAGCTCGACAGCGGCACCCTGTGCCGGGGAGCGTTTCTCGACCAAGACGTGCCGCGCTATCGCGATCATGTCGCCGGCCGCGTCGAAGACGCCGATTTCACGAATGTCGAACGGACCTGCCGCGGCCGGGATAAGGGCTGTGATCCGCCAGTGGTTCGGGTTCACCGGGTCACGGCCCTGCGAGACGATGGCATAGGCACTGCCAACTCGGCGGATGAGGTCGGTCATCCCGGGAACGGGCGTGATCGGCACGCCGTTGCCGTCGCCGACCCGAACCGTCGTCAAGTTGAGTGCCGCGCCGCCGATCGCCGCTGCGATCTTGGTCTGGCCGACCGTCGTGACGACGCCGATGAACTCGTTCATGTCAGGAGACCTTCGGTTGGATGCGCAAGCGGCTGGCCATCGCCACGCCGACAAAGACGGGCGGCCGGGCAGCGAGCGTGGTGATGGGTTCGGTCGACGGCCGGATGGCAATGCGGCTCACGGTCGCCGCGCCGATATAGAGAGGGACGTCGCAATCCGCGGACACACGGATGGTGATGTCCTGGCTGTACCGCTTGGTCGCATCGATCATGCGACCGATGGCGCGCTGCAGACGAGCAGTGATGGCACGGCCCTCAGCCTCGAACACCTCATCATCGACTGCGATCGAGATGACATGCGTTCCGATTGCCGCCTGAGGCGTCTCCTGGAACCACTGCCGCCAGCGGGTCACGCGCACACCCAGCAAGCCAAGGCCCGCAATGACGCTGTCGACGTAGCCCTTACGCGCGTGAAGCGCGAACGAGCCCTTGAGCACGCGACGGATCACGGCGTCCGTCATGCCCGGCTCCACCATGTCCTCGATCGATAGCTCGCGGACCAGGAAAGGCAGGACGCTGGCGTCGACCGTGTCTATGCGCTCGGTCAGAAGAACCCGGAAATCCGGGGCCTCCAAGGCAAGAGCCAGGACTTCGCCAAAGGCTCGGCCGCGCTCATCCGAAACCGATGGCGGGACGATGCTTCTGTCGACGCGACCGGTCACGACAGATCCATCACGTTGATGGTCAACGATGTCGCCACCAGAAATTCATTGCGTGCGAGCCGCTGGAACGGCATGGCCGATACCTCGGCGTCGACCACACCCCGCAGCTTGCGGATTGCCGCCTCGACCTCTGACGGCGCGATGATGGAACCCAGGCTTTGGCGCCAGCGATCTAGGACACCGGTGGCTGCAGCCAGCGCGTCGGCCTGGATGGTGGATGCCGCTCTTCGCACTCTGACGGTGACCACCGGTGCACTGGTGACGGCGATCGGCGGCTTGACGCTCACGTCGTCGCCGAACCGGATGTCGAGGGCGGAAGCTGTGTTGAACGTGGCGGCGACCTGATCGCGCAGGTCGACGCCCGCCGCTCCGGTCGCCGTCAACGGGTAGATTTCGATGAAGCAGGGACTGGGCCTGATGATCGCCACGTCGATGATTGCTGACGAAACGCCCATGGTCGTTTCCCGGTACCAGGCCCAGGAACCGCCGGTCGAAATCCGCTCGTAGGCGTTAGCCAGCCGCAGGCGGTAAAGCTCGATGTCCTCGATGTCGGCGCCGCCGCTGCTCTCGGTGATGTTGGTGACGGCGACACCCCCGACCGGATCAAGGATGCTGGTGAGTTGACCGGGCAGAAAACCGTTGCCGGCAGTGCCCTCTTCAAGCGCCTCGGCGGTCACGGTGGCCGAGCTGGCGCCGATCGCGATCGAGGCGGGCGCGAGGGTCGCGAAGACGATCTGCCCCCGGCCGCGACGCGCGTTCCGGCCGGCACGAACACCGTCTCCGGTCGGGCCTCGGAAATGGAGAACCGCAAGGTGACGCGCGCCTTTGCCGCCGGCAACCGGGGCGTCGACCGGTTCGGTCCGAGGGCCTCCAATCCGGCGGCCGAAGCCTTGGCGACCAGGTGCTGCTCGGCGGTGAGCTGCGCCTCCTCGCCGAGCACGCTCATGGCGTAGGCGAGCGCTTCAATGAGAAGCATCTCGACTTGCATCGGGTAGAGCGTCCGGCCCGATGCCTCCTCGAACCACGCGACATAGCGCGCCTTCAGGATCGCGGGGTCGCGCGTGAACAGCTCCGGCATGGCGACGGCCGCCAGCGTGTCCAGACTGTACGGGCCGGCATCATCACGACGCATTGGAGGGCCCGACGTTGGTCGACACGCCCGGCCGACGTTCTTCCGGGAGCACGATTACGGTGCGGCGGATCTCGCCTGCCACGTCCGAGCGCAGACGCCAAAACACCGGGTAACGCCAATGCTCGAAATCCTCACGCGTGATGGTCACGCGATCGACGATGACGCGCGGCTCCCAGATGGTGATCGCGTCCCAGATCTCACGGGTGATGTAGGGGATCGCATAGTCCGGCCGGCGGTCCACGTAGGGCATCAGCCGGGTGCATTTCTCCGGCTGCAGCGGGACCGAACCCTTTTCCGTCAAGACGATCGTGTTGATGGACTGCTCGATGTCGTCCAGGCCGGTGACGATCTCGCCCAGGGCCGGCGCCTGGCGGCCGATGCGTGGCTGCCAGTGATGATAGGGGATCGAGCGGCGGTCGACGGGCGCGGGCATGGACCTGTCTTGCCCCGACAGGCCCGGCGCCATGAGGTGACACAGTCACCCGCTCAGACGGCGCGCACCTTGGTCGCCGAACCGACAGCCGCGTCACCGCCGCTGTCCTGGTCACCTTTGCGGTGGAGAAGCTGCCCGCCTTCGCCTCCGAGGTCAACCTCGCCTTCGAGGATGATCTTCGCCGCCTTGATCCGGACCGTGCCCGCCGACTGGATCGACATGGCGCCGCTCGCCTTGTTGATCTCGATATCGATGCCGGCATATTTCAGCTTGATGAGGCCGCCGTCCGTGGTCGGCGGTGTGTCGACCTCGGAATAGCGCGAGCCGAGGATGATGCCGTCCTCGCCGCGGCCGTCCTGCAGTGTGTTGACCTGGCTGCCGATGTCGGGGGCCGAGTAGACCTTGCCGCCGCCGGCATTCGGCGTGTTCCAGTAGTACCAGCCGGATGTGCGTTCGTCTTCGTCGTCGAACCGCACGCGCGACCGTCCGCGCGCGTTGTCGTTTTCGACGATGACACCCCGCTTGAAGGAGGCATTGCCCAGATCAGACACCATTGACCTCGATATTGGTGGTGTAGCCGGACCGGGTGATGTGGTGGCGGCTCTGCTTGATGACGTATTTCCCCGCCCATTTGCCGAAGGTCTGGCCGAGCGCAATGTTCTGGCCAGCGAGGAGGTACGGATTGCCGACGAAGACCAGATTGCCAGTCAGTTTCTTTAGGTTCTCGCGCTGAAGGCTCGACCTCGCCCGCTGACGCGCCTGGCCCTCGTTCTCGGACCGTTCGTCGATGCGCAGGGTATCGCCGTTGCGGACGGACTGGTCCTGAACCTCGACATTGATATGTCGCCGCTGGTTGCCTTCGTAATAGCTCGCGCGCGCGCGCGAATAGGTCCGATGCGATCCCTTCTTCAGGTCGGCCGTGATCAGGTTTGGATCGCTGACCTCGATCGTCAGCACGCTCGCCCGGCCATGCACCTCGTCGCGGCGCGAGAACACAAGCTGGTTGCCCTTGACCGTGAAATAGGCGCCAAACTCCTCGGCCGAGCGGGAGAGGAATTCGAGATCCCGCTCGCGTCGCTGATCACGCCGTTCGAACTGGACGTCGGGCGGGTTGCCGACCACCGTCAGCCCATGCTCGCTGGCGATCTTCTGGGCGATCTGGCGGAGCGACTGGTTTTCGTATCCGCGCGTGCGGCGAGTTCGAAGGGAGCGTGTGATCGGTGCCGAGACGCCGCGCATGGAGAACGTGTCGCCGCTCCGACTGATTTTGGCGCTGGGCTCGTCCAGCTCGAACGAGCCGGCCGGCACTAGCAGAGCCGGCTTGTAGCCGATCCAGAGCTGTGCCTTGTCGCCGTGCTCTGGACACCAGGGGCCGCGCCACCAGCCGTCCTTGTCGTGGACCTCAACCTCAATCTCGTCGGCCTTGCCGTGGACGTGATCCGTGTAGGTGCAGGAGATGAGTTGCGGTGCCAGTTCCGACGAAACGTCGATGCCCTTGATCAACAGCTTGAACAGTGGCTCGGCAGGCTGCGGCAGAGGGATCATGCGGCATCCCCGCGCTTCCAGGGCGGCAGAAGGTCCGTCGCGATCGGGTCGGGATCTAACACCGGGATCCGTAGCGCCTGGCCGTCCGGCAGCACAGTCGGGACCGGCGAAGCTACTCCGCCCGAGGTGGCGCCGACGAACAGGTGCTGGTTCTCGCGGATTATCGGGCCGAAGCGATTGGCATCGCCGTAGTAGCGATAGGCGAGATGGTCCCAGCGCTCGGCCGGGCCGGTGACATGCTCGATCCAGCCGGCCATGTCAGCGCCTCACAAGCGGGTTTAACGCCGAGGCGACCGTGGACGTCAGCGCGGTCGCCGCGCCTCGGGCGACCTGGCCGAGGAACGACAACAGGCTTGGCATCGGAACCTCCTTCATCTTGAGTGAGATCCGAAACCGGACCGGCCGGCCGAATGGCGTCGTCTTGAGCGTCTGGACATCCATCTCTTCAATGATCCAGCGGATCCCGTCGAAGGCGCCGTCGCCGCCGACGAACGGCAGCGGCATGCGGGCGGCGAAGGCCATCTCCAGCCGGGCCAGCTCGGCCTGGGGCTCGCAGAACGTCTCGTCGAAGAAGAACTCGAGCGCCTTGGTGTCCAGTTCGTCGCCCATGTCCTGGACGACCGGTTTGCCGCGCGCGACCTTGTGCTCCGGCAACGTGGCCTTGGACGTTTCCTTGGCCGACGTCGGCCCGGTCCAAACGGCGTTGCCGATGCGGATGTCGCCGAGCAGGGCGAAGATCATGTCAATGCTCCGTGCGTTCGCGTCGCGACATCTCGGATCGGATCGCTTCGGCCAGCTCGTGGCCGATCGAGGGCAACGCGGCGCGGAGCTGCGCCACGAAGTCGGCCGAGGACGAGCCCGCGAAGTTCGGGCTCAGCGTCAGGCTGACCGAGATCGGACCGGTGGAACCGCCCGCTTGCGATTGCCCCGCCCGGCCGGCTTCGGCCGGCGCCTGCGCGAAGGTCGGCGCCGTCGAGCCGGCCATCGCTGGCGCGGCAACGGTGGCTGGGATCGCGGCGGCTAAGCCGGCGGCCATGGCGCGCGCAGCCATGATGGCACGCGGACTACCGGCATCGATCGCCCCCGCCAGGGTCTGGCCGAACTGGACGCGGTCGAGGTCGGAGAGCGGGCCGGTCTTGGCCGGCGAATGCGGCAGATGATCGCGGATCTGTTGCACGGTCTGACGCGCTGCTGCAACGGCCGAGCCGGCGCCCGCCCGGATGCCGGTGGCCAGCGTCTCCATCATGGCGACGCCGTGGGAATGGAAGTTGGCGGCCGACAAGGTGGAGCCCGCGGCCGTCACGGCGGCCTGCGCGGCGGTGGGGATGGCCTGGACCATGGCCTGTACCTCGGCCGCTTTGGCCCCAACGGTTGCGACGGAGGTCAGCGCCTGCTGCAGCGTCTGGGCGGCGGCGGTCGCCTCCTGAATGCCGGCCGTCGTCGCGGCCGTGGGATTGCCGGCCGGCGCGGCGCCGTTGACCGCCGCCTGGACGGATTGGGCCGCCGCCGCAGCTTCGCCGCCAGCGCCGGAGAACCAGGCGCGCCAGTTCGGCATTTTCGGGACGATGTCCGACCAGTTCCAGGCTGGGAGAACGTCGCGCCAGGAGAAGTTGAACCAGCTCCGCCAGTCGATCGTCGGGATGATGTTGGACCATTCGAAGCCGGGGATCAGCTCCAGCCAGCGGATCGGCAGGATCCACGACGCCCAATTGAGGACCGTCATCAGGGTCGACCAGTTGAGCGGAGGCAGCGCGGCCCAGACCGTCGACGCTGCCGACGAGAGCGCGCCGGTCAGGCCCGACCAGGCGGAGACCGCCGCCCCCTTGGCCGCCTCGATCGCGCTGGAGACGATGCCGGTGAGGCCCGACCAGACGGATTGCAGACCGCTCATCGCCGCCTGAGCGATGGCGACCGGGGCGTTGACGAACACGTCGGTGAGACCCGCCTTGATGACCGCCCCGAGCTGCGCCAGCACACTGGAGATCCATCCGACAACGCCCGACCAGGCCGATTGCAGACCTGAGAGCATGGAAGCCCATGCGCCGGCCAGCATCGGGCCGATGCGATCCCAGTTCCGGTAAATCAGGTAGGCGCCTGCCGCGATAGCCACGATGCCGGCGAGGATCCAGCCAACCGGGGTCGCCATGATCGCGGCGCCGAGCATCAAGAACCCGCGCGCGGCGAGCATGAGCCCGCTCAGGACCCATGGACCGGCTGCCGCGATCATCCGAAATGCGGGCGTGATGCCGGTGAGCCAGCCGGCCAGGCGCAGGACCCACAGACCGAGCGCGGCGATCCTGCCGCCGAGCAGGGCGAGGGCTGCAGCCCAGCCGCCGGCGGCGGCAATGCCGCCGGCCATGCCGGACGCGAGGCCGGCGAACAATCCGATAACCAGACGAGCCGGCGCCAGAATGAACCACAGCACGCGGGCAATCGGCCCCAGTGCCCAAAGCAGCGTGAACAGTCCACGGCTCACCACCGCGGAGACGACACCCAGCGCGGCCATCACGACAAGAAACGTCGTGACAGCAATCGCTGCGCTGCCGAGCGTTCTGGTCAATTCCGGATTGGCCTCGGCCCAACTCCTTATCGCCCAGACCAGTTCAATGACCTGCTGAGCCTTTGCAGCAGTGACCGGCGCAAAAATCTGGCCAATCGAAACGCCGAGCTCGGAAAAGGCCACGGTGACAGCTCGGACCTGCTCAACGCCCAAGCCAAGGCGGATGGCGAAATCTCGCACGACAGTATCTTGGGCGCCCAAGGCCTTCCGTCGAATTTCTTCGAACTCGGCCCATTTCGCCATCAGCGCACCTATGGCGGCCTGCGCCTGGACATCGCCGAACACTTCCGGGATGCGACTGAGATCACCGTTCGTCAGTTTCCGCATGTTCTCGACGATCGCATCGATCGGCCGTCCAGCCGCTTGGGCAGCCTGCATTACCGCCTTGATGTCGATGCCGATGGCCTCGAATGCCTTCACCGCTCGATCGGACGTGATCTTGTTGATGACATCCCTGAGGCCAGCGGTGGTGGTCTCGGCATTCTTGGTCTGGCCTTGAATGACCTGGAGCGCCGCCGAAATATCGGCCACTGCACCAACGCCGGTTTGACCGAGCCTCGCGTAGAGCGACAGAAGCCGCGGCATATACTGAGCCATCTGACGCAGCTCGAATTGTCCGTCCTTGCCGGACTGCGTCATTATGTCGAGCGCCTTCTGGATATCGGCCGGCGCGACCTTCGCATTGTTGATCAACGTGACGACCGTGTCGGAGAGATCCGCGATCGAGGCCTTCGTTGCCAAGGCCGCCCGCGCGATGGCGGGAAGCGTTTCTTCGGCCATGCGAACGTCGAGCGCACCCGACACCATGACATCCATGGCCTTGAGCAAGTCGACGGAACTCATATTCAGGCCGCGAGCCTGAGCTCGGATCCTGGCGCCAAGTTGCTGAAGTCTGCTGCCGGCGAGCTCGGCCTTCAGACCCACGTCCGTCAACACATCCTCGTATGTGTTGAACTGCGATACCGCCTTGGCGATCGGCGCGGCGACGGCAGCGGCCGTCCCGGCGGCGCCTATGAGATTGCTCTGTGCTTCGGCTTGGCGCTGACCGGCGCGCTCGCGGCCGCGGGCGATGGCCTCCTGGACGGGCGCGCTGTTGTAATTCTGGGCGATTTGGCCAAGCCGACCAGGAGCCGCCGCGCGAGGTGGGCTTGTCGGGGGCGGTGCAGCGGGAATGGACGACGTGGGCCGGAACCCGCCCATCATGTTGCGCTGTCGCGCGACCGAGCGACTGGCCGCCGTCACGGCCTCTGCCTGGGCTTGCACCTCGGCGGTGGCTCGGCGCGTGGCGGTCGCCTGGGCTGATGTCGCGGAGCTGGTGCGCTCGATCGCGCGGGAGGCGCTGGTCTGGGCGGCGGCCTGGACATTGGCCTGGACTGTGGCGTCGCGCGAGGCGGCGAGGCCTTCCACGGTCGCCGCCGTGGTGCGGTCGACCGCCCGTTCGATGACGCGCTGGCTCGCCCGCTGCGCTTTGGCTGTGCGTGCGGCATCGCGGGTCGCGGCGGCCTGGTCGGCGGAGGATGCGCCGCGGGCGGCGGCGCGCACGTTGTTGATGACGCGCGTCGCCTTGTCGATCGCCTCCAGGATCAGCTCGACGCGCACTTGAGACCTCTGCCGCTATCGGGGAGGCTTCGAGGCAGCCGCCCGTTCCTTCCAGGCCTTCTCTTGCTCACCGAACCAGAACATGAAGGTGCGTGCGGGCATGGCCATCAGCTCGCCGTAAGCCCAGCCGTCATTGACCATGGCGATGACGGCGCCAGGGCTCGGCCAGGCGGTCAGTTCAAAGGGCCGACGTCACCGTCCTCATCACCGTCCTCGTCATCGCCGAGGAGCACGCCGGTGAGTTGAAGATAGTCCTTGCCCCGAACTCTCTCGCGGATTTCGCCCATCGTGAGCCTCTTGCCGTCGAAGGTTGCGACCTGCTGAGCGAGGTAGAGAGCGAACATTCCGGAGTTCTTTGCCGCCGCCTTCTGGGCGGCAATGACGGCCTCGGTCGGAAAGTCCTGATCGTAGATCATGACGATCTTCGAACGCTTGAGGGTGACGGTCTTCGGCGCGCGCATGGGCTGTTCGGTCTTGTCGGCCATGAGGTCTCCAGGTGGGTGCAACTGTGGGGAGTAGCGTCTGCCAGTCGTCGTCAGTAGGCCGGCCAGACGTCGGCGCCGTTGACGCGGTTGATGTTCTCGAACGGCGCGTATTCGCGGATGAACTGGTCGGTTTCCGTCGATTTGACGACCAGACGGATCACCGAGCACTCAAGTTCACGACCGATGGCATCGTCGCCCATCTTGAACGCGTCCATGGCCTCTTCCGCAAAGAGCAGGTGCGTCGTGGTGATGATGCGATAGCCGTCGGCCGCGACCAGGCCGCCCTGGTCGAAGATGTCGACGAACTTCTCGAACTGGAATGGGACGGCGCGGTTGGGCAGCGCCGTCTTCATCATCATCTCCGTTTCGAGCCAGGAGAACTTGATCTTGGCGTCGATCGGCTCCATGGCCCGGCCGGGCAGCTTGACCTTGCCGACCATGCCGAGCGCCTCGTGGGTGACGCGCTCGTAGCCGACCTTGTCCAGTTCGAATTCCTTGATCCGGCCGACCAGCCGATTGCCTTCGACATAGACATCGGCATTGGTGGTCTGACCGATCTTGATCTCGCGCATGGCGGTGTCCCCTCAGGCGTCAGGAGGTGGCGCCGCCGAGCCCGAGGGCTGAGCGGACAAGGGAGAGGTCGATGTAGTTCTCGACCGTGATGCGGTGCTGGATGCCGACCGGCGCACCGTCGATCCGGTACCAGAAGCGGCCCTCGCCGAGGATTTCCTCGGCGGTGTTCTTCGACCGATCGAAGCGGAACCGGCCGCCATAAAGCCAACCGTCCCGTTCCTTGCGGTTGAGGTACTGCTGGATCTGGTCTTCGATGTACTCGATGCGCTGCGGGGTGCCGCGTCGATCGACGTGCGGCATGAGGTAGAACAAGATCGCCTCATGGAGCACGTCGTACATGGCGCGCACGTGCAGCCAGCGGGTGACCTGGCCCTGGCCGGTCGCACCTTGGGTCGAGGCGTGCGCGCCCCAGGTCACGATGCCGGAGCCGAACTGGCCCATATTGGCGGTGGCGATGCCAACCTCGTTGAGGAAGTTCGTGTCCGAGGAATAATCGCCGGGGAAGAACGCGAGCGGGATCTCGGTGCCGGAGACGTCGGGCATCGCCCGGTTGGACGGCGAGGCGGCCGGGCCGCCGTCGTTGTCGCCCTCCTCGCGGTTCACGACCTCGTTCCACACCCCCGCGAAATGCTGACTGAGCGGCTGCAGCGACTGATCGGCGGTGACGGCGTCGAGCGCCTTGACGTGCGGCGCGCAGTAGACCAGCCGATCGTCGCTCGCCTGGTAGTCCTGGGCGACACCGCGCTTGGCCACGATGCCTTGCTTGGTGAGGCCCGGCGGCAGATCGGCGATGGCATGCGCCTTGATCTTGTTCGCCACCGCCAGCATCTTCTGGCGGACGCCGAGCGTGGTCGAAAACCCGGGAGCAATGAGCCGGCGCGCGAAGTAGCCGAACTTCCCGTAGGTGTACATGGCGGCTTCCAGGCCCTTCGGCACGCCGGCAACCGTCAACTCGCCGATGATGTCGGCCGGCAGAACCTTGGTCGGATCGGGCGCCGCGGCTTCCTTGTGCACGTCCGGGTCGAAGACGTTGCGCACGATGATCGTGCCGACACCTTGGCCGCGATCCTTGTTGAAGATCGCATGCAACGCCGAGGGAATGGTATAGCCGGCGCCGGCCGAGAAGGCGCCGAAGGCAGCGACGGCGTCTTCCTTCTTGCGGACGATGATGTCCGTATTGATGTAGCCGGCGCGGGCCTCGGGGGTTGCGTGCGGCACATGGACCGGCGCGGTGCCGATCAGATAGAGGGTCGCGGCCTTGACGTCGCGGACGACGGTGCCGGCCTCGAAGCGCTCGATGACTTCGGGGCCATGGTGATACTCAGCCATCGGTGGGCTCCTGCTTCGAGGTTTTGGGGGTGCGACGGGGGCTGGGTTCCTCCGACGCCTCGGCCGGCACGGCGATCGGCTGCGGCGCGGTCTCGACCAGCAGCTTGAACGCCACCAGCGACTGGACCTGGAACAGGTCGTCGGGCAGAGGTGTCGGGATCACCCCACCGGCCACCAGGTGCCCGGAGAACAGGGGCGCGACACCCTCGGCGATCTCGGCCGGCCAGATGTCGAGGGTGGTCGGCGGGCCGTGCCAGACATAGGATTTCAGCGCCATGAATGACCTCAGCGGCGTTCGAAGGTGCGCGGCATCGCCACGCCTGATTTGACGGGGACCGCCGGGAGCTGCCCGGCGAAGGCGAACTGGTACTGGTAGACACCGTCCCGCGCGCTATCGAGATGGCACTTGACCGGCCGCATCCCGGTCGAACCGGCGAGGCTGACGCCATGCAGCGAGGTGCGTATGTCGCGCAGGAGGCCATAGGCACCGTTGGCACCGCGCAGCGACCGGACGAGCAGGACGACGGTGAGGCGCAGCTCCTCAGCCATCCCCTGCTCGCCGCGCAGGCCGGCACGGTCGAAGTCCGAACCCTCATAGATGACCAGGGCGGCGGCCTCGTAGCCCTCGAAATCGTAATCGTCGGGCTTGGCCGGGAAATCCTCGATCTGGACGCGCGGCGGCAGCCGCTCCTTCAGGCGGGCAACGGCGGCTTCGCAGATGCCGTCGATCGGGCTCGACGGATCCAAGACGACGGATCCGGTGCCGGCAGGATGATCGGGCGGCACAAGGGTGTCCGTCATGGCCGGAACCCCGCGAGCAGGCCGGGCGTCCTGGCATCCGGCATTCGGCCGGTGACGCGCAACTGATTGGCCGCGTCCGCCGCGCCGGTGACCGCCGCGGTGGCGGGATCGAGATCGAGCGTGAGCTTGCCGGCGGCGATGTCGCGGAGCGTCCGGATCGCCTCGTCATAGCGCTTCTGAACGGTCTCGTTCATGGCGGTCTGCTGGCCACCGCGACCGCGCAGGCGCCAGCGGGCGATGTCGGCGGCATAGCCCTGCAGCATGGGCGTGCCACCCGGCACGACGGCCGGCCAGCGGGAGCGGACATAGCCCTGCACCATCGTGACGGCGTGGGTGATGGCCTCCTCGACCTTCGGACGATCGAGCGAGCGCATGTCGCGCGGGCCGGTGCCGGCGAGCTGGAGCATTTCCTCCTCGCCGAACGTCGCCACCATGTCCTCGACCGTCAGAAACATCATGCCCTCGCTGCGTCGTCTGACGCTGAAATGGTTGCCGGTCTCTCCCGGCTGTCACGGCATCTGCCTTCCGTCCTCGGCGTGCTTCAGGTCCTCGGGCCGAGAAGCGCGCAATGCGCTGTCACAGGCCGTCGACCGCTTGCACCACATGTGGCGCTTGCGCGCCGAATGGTTCCCGGTGAGACAAGGGCGACGCGATACCGATCTGTCCTTGCGTCCCTGCCGCCGGGCCGGCTCGAAGCCGGCGCTATTCGCCGGCTTCGGAATTCGCTTGGCTCGACACGAACGCCTTCAGGGCGGTCGCGATGTCATCCGGGCTAGGTTCCCAGCCGAGTTTCCCGGCGAGAGCGCGATGGGCCGCGGCGCGAAGCTTTCCGTCCTTGGTGAAATCGCCGACTGCGAAACCGGCAACGTGGTCGAGGATCACGGCGACACGACCGGCCTCATCTGCCGGCGCCTCGATCTTGGTCGGATCGCCGAGCACGCCGATGGCGCGCAGCCCCTCGGCCTCTTCCTCGGACAGAGCGACGGCATTGGCTTTCGCATCGTCGGGCGAATAGAGCTTGCCGTCGTGGCGCAGCGGCGAGAGCACGGGATAGGTGAGCTTGGTCATGACCGGCCTCAGCCCACTGCCGTCTGGATGAGATAGCCGGCATCGGCGCCGACCAGATAGGGCCGGCGTTCGACCGTGGTCGGGTACTTCCACGACTTGATATCGCGGTCGTACCAGGGCGCCTCGACCATGGGATAGCCGCGCAGCCGATAGGTGTAGGCGAAGGCCGGCACCATCCAGTTCGCGCCCTTCGGCACATAGGCCAGGATCGCGTCATTGCCCCAGATGTCGGTGGCGGCGGCGTTGTCGGCCGTGCCGTCCGGCAGGTAGACGGCCTTGCCGACGATCACCTCTTCGATGTTGAAATAGCGGGCGAGCATCGCCTCGGTGATGCTGTCGGCGCTCGTATACTTGAACTGCTCCTTGATCTTCGGATGGTTCGACAGCGCGTTGAACACGGGCGCGCCGAGGGTGAGCTTGTTCGGATAGCGCCCGACCTGGCGGCGCACGGCCTCCTTGCCGGCATCGATCACGGCTTTCGGGTCGGAGGCCGGATCGGTCCAGCGGTCGGCGCCGGCGAGGGCGAGCTTGTTCGACGCGGCATAGGACGCGGCGCTGCGCACCATGTTCGCCGTATCGATCTCGTTGCCGAGGTCGAGGCTGTCGAGCACCATGGTGATAGCCTGCTGGCCCATGTCGATGCCGGGCACACGCGCCGCTTCTTCCTGGCTCTCGACCGGCACCAGGCCCTGAAGGGCGTCCTGCGCCAGCGCGATCGGATCGGAGGCATAGCCGTACTGCACGGTCAGGATCGGCGCACCCGGCGCCCGGCGGGTGTTGAGCTTGCGGAAGCCTTCCTTGCCGAACTTCAGCAAGCGGATGTTGCGTGCGGGAACGTCGACGTTCGGCGCGACGCGATGCGCGATGAACTCCTGGTTGGAGTAGCCGCGGGCGTAATTCGTGAGGACGACGTCGACGATGCCAGCCTGTTGGGTAGTCATGCCGCGCATGGGAGGGCCTTTCAGCGGATGAGGATGAAGAGCGTCTGGCCGGCGGCCGTGACGGCATTGAGGGCGCGGCCGACACGGTTCGGGGCGACCGCGCCCGCGGCGGTCGGATCGGTGACGGCGCGGCCCTGGGCGTCGGGCGTGACACCGTCGCCGAGCGCCACCGCCGCGCCGCTCTCGACGGCGGCCACGCCGAGCACATGAGCGGCGGTCGGCTGGCCGGCCGCGAAATCGGTCATGGCGACGCCGAGGACGGGATCGGCCGCGCCAGCCTGGGCGCCAGCGAAATTGACGAAGCGGCGCTGAACACCGCTACCGGTGGCGGTGAAGGTGTGGGTGAAGGTCTGGGTGTGCATGGCGTCCTCAGCCCTGGACCGCCGCAATGGCGGCCATGTAGTCGGTGGTGGGATGGGCGGCCTGATAGGCGACCGCCTTGGCATGCAGCTCCGCCGAGGCCGGGTCGGCCGACATGCCGGACGGCAGCGCGAAGTCGACCGCCGCGCCCGGCTGGCGGCCGAGAGCGACAGCGCCGAAACTCACGACCTGCGGCTGCGCGGCCAGGATGTCCTTGACCAGGTCGAGCGCGCCCGAGGTCTTGGTGGCAGAACCCTCGGCGAAGCTCACCTCGATCACCGCTCCGCCGACCGGGGCGAGGCCGTCGAGCAAGCCCACGACCTTGTCCTTCAGGACCGGAAGAAGCTTGCCGTCGCCGATCAGGCCCTCGGCGAAGGCGACATGGTCCTTGTGGTTCGCATCGCGCTCGCGCTTGTCGAGGTCGGCCTGGCGGCGCGCCAGGTCGTCCGCCGAGTTGCCGGCGGGGGTCTTCACGGTCATGGAGGGCTCCGGGGCGGGAGGGGCTGAATAGGCAGGGATGGTGCGCGGCGGATCGCGGTCGGCCGCATCGTCGATCCAGCCGATGGTCCAGCCCGGTACGGCCTTGTCGGCGGCTTCCGAGCCGAACTTCTCGATCAGGAATTCGCGCAAGGAACGGAACAGGCCGGCGACATCCTTGAGCACCGAAGCATCGGCGAATTCGAAGGTGACGGCTCGGTCATCCGCTGAGAACTGGACGGGCTTCAGGCCCGGCACGGCGGGCGCGGCGGCGCCGAGAAAGCCGATATGCTTAGGGTACCAGGCGCCGGGCTTCGGGTTGCCGGGGTGGTCCGGCGGGAAGAGTGAGAAGGAGACCTTCTTGTACCGGCCGGCCCCGACTGCCTCGGCGAAGGCGGGCTCGACCTCGCCGAGATCGGCGAGCAGACGCTCGTTCGCGTCGTCGTAGCGCAAACCGGTCGCCCAGCCATAGGCCGGCGCGTCGGTGGTCGGATGGCCGACGACGGCCGGGATCGGCGCGGCCGCGGCGTCATAGACGGAGGCGAGCGCACGGAGATCGTCAGCCGAGAATGTGACGGCCACGCCGGACATCGGGGTAAATGTCCCCGGCCGGAAAACCTCGATTGTCCTGGTGGTGGAGGCCTTCGCCATGCTGCCCGGTCGCTCTCGTCGGTTGAGACAAGCGACACTACGGAGGAGAAGGCAGGCGTTTGAGGTGACAGCGTCACCCCTCGGGCCGACTCGGGCGGGGGAACAACGCTGGTGATATTTGCGCTCCGACCGTCAGGTTGCGCAAGGGCCGATCGCTCGCGTTCTGCTTCCTTCGGGACGGCTCGAACGGGGCAGGCGATTGCCGGGTTTCTGACGGGTATCTAACGCCCCGTCTCCGGCGAACGTGGCCGCCGGCAGCGGCGAGGCCCGCGAAGGCCGTCCTGAGCCTCCTGTGGCGATCGTCATTTGTCCAGGGCGAGCCACTCGGTAATCGTGTCGCGTGCCGCCCGCTCGTCCTCCGGACCGAAGCCGACTATCGGTCGAGCCGGAATGACCGCCTTCTTCAGAAAGACGAAACCGCCCTTGCTCGGGATGGCGAGGATCGGCGCCTTCTTCGGCACGATCGTCGCGCCGAACTGATGCACGGCGGCGTCGATCGTGTTGAGCCCGACATGCAGAGTCGAGCCGCTCACCTGATAGGCGCTGGAATTCATCAGTCGACCGGAGCGATTGAGCACGGGCCCAGAAGATCCGCGAAGCTCGACAGTTAACGGACTGAGCGGTGCCCATTTCTTGCCCTGCGGATCAGTGCCGGTCATGAAGCGGCGCCGCTGAACCTTGACGAGCGTTTCGCCGATGTTCTTGAGCGCTCCCGGCAGGTTGGACGTGCGGCCGGCAAGGTCGGCCAGCATCGCGTCGGCCGTGGCCGAGTTGATCGAGATCGTAATGGCCATTCAAACCGCCGCTACCGAGTGCTATATTGACGCTTCAGGTTTCGTGCGCCGAGGCTCGCCCGCCCTCGTAGGCGCTCGTTACCAGCTCTCCCCGGGGCGTTCGGGGGGAGCTTTTTCATTCCGCATCCGGCCGGCGCCAGAGCAGCGCGCCACGTCGCTGCCCTTCGAGGTAGCGGGCGCTGTCCGCCGGAAAGGCCGTGGTGCCATGCCAGCCCTCACCGGACCATTCGAACACGGCGAAGCCGTTGGTCTGAGCGTCCCGGCGCAAATAGGACCGGACGAGGCGGGCGACGCCGTCGCGGGCTCTCGCCCATGCCACCCAGATCTCATCGGGATCGCGAACCGCCTCGGCCAGGCGCAGGACGTCGACCTCCCGGCCGCGCTTCATGACCTTCCAGTCGCCGCCCGACGATCTGAACAAGTCGTCTGATATCGGCACCACATGGCCCGCCGCGTCGCGATGGAGCGCCGGCCGACCGCGCGCCGCCCCAAACGCGCCCAGGAACGCGTCCACGTAAGCCTCAGGCGCCTGTCCGGCCGGCAGGGTCGGCGCGGTGAAGGGCCGGGCCGCCGGCATCGCGGGGGCGGCAGGGACAACGGCCGATCGCGGCGCGGACGGAGCGAGCGGCGCCAGAGGTTGCTGGAGCTGGGGCGGCACCAGGCCGCGCGCCCAACTTTGACCTGGTGCATGATCCCAACCGAAATCAATGCCGTTTGGCACTTGCACGGTGGCGCCGGTGCGCGGGTCCGTAACGGGCCGGGTGACGATCGGCGGCGCTTCGCCGGGCTCGATGCCTTCGGCGCGCAGCTCGCCGCGCGACATGGGCTCGACACCACACGAGCAGTTCCAGCCGTTGGGCGGATAGTGGGTGTTCCACCAGGGATCGTCATGGGCGAGACAGACGCCGTTCCAGTTCACATGCTCCGGCCGCGCTCGCCGCGGGGTGCGCGTCCAGCCATGCCGGTAGCTCCAGTACGGCCGGAGGCGGACCACATCCGGGTCCTTCATCTGGGCGTAGCGTCCGGCGGCATACGCCGTGCGCAGGTTCGTCTCGTAGATCACACGGGCGCGCCAGGCGCGGCCGGCCTCGGTGCCTTCGCCGGTCCAACCGGTCCAGCCATGACGCCGGACGATCTCCTCGAACCGTCTGTTGAACTCGGCCAGGCGCTCGCCCTTGGCGTTGGCATCGTCAACGGCGCGGCGGAAGTCCTCGATCAGGCCGGCGGCGTTCGCCCCCGCCACGACGAATGAGCGATCATGGGCGCGGCCCTCGATGTCGCGCCAGGTGCGCGAAGGCATGTTCACTTTCTGACGGAGGTAGTCGATCGCCTCCTGGAACGGCACCTGGAAAGGCGGGTCGGCGAACTCCGCCGGTTTCGGCAAAACGCTCATGGTCAACGCTTCCGCTTGCGAGCCGCGATTTCGTCCTGGACGTCGGATCTCCCGGTCAGCTCGCCGAGCGCGAAGGCCGGGGCGAGGACGCGGCCAAGCGGATCGACGGTGATGTTGGCGAAGGCGCCGAGCAACCGATCGCCCGCCTGCTCCAGCGTCTCGCCGGCCGCGTCCGCCGCTTCCAACTCGCGTCGGATGTGCTCGATCATGGCGTCGATCGCCGGCCCGGCATGTCCGCTCAGCTGCTCGGCGAGGTCGCGCAGTCCGTGGTCGTGGAAGTCGTTGCCGGCAAAGGCAATCTGCCGTACCGCCTCCGCCTCGCGTCCGTTGGCCGGGATCCGGAGTTGGCCGGAGCGCGCGGCGGCAACCAGATTCTGACGCGCGGCAGCGAGATGGGGTGCGAGCTGGCGCAAGACCTCGATTGGCACTTGCGGCATCAGGTCGATGCCGGCAAGCGCCGCAGCGGTTTCGGCGAAGTGCTCCGCCGGCACCTTGGCCGCGAGATCGAACAGGAGGTCCAGCTCAGCCTTGGCGTTCTCGGCGCGCTTCTTCCTCAAGTCCTCATGCGCACTCTCGTTCTTGGCCCGGATCCGGCGCACCGCGGGGATGCGGGCGCCTGGCTCATTGAACTCGACCAGCCAGCGGATCAGCGTGCGCGACAGCGTGTCGGTCAGGAGATCGGCATCCGCGTCGACGATCCGCTCCTCACCCTCCTGGTGTGTCTCGGCCGCCGCGCGCGAGCCCTGGCCCTCCACATGCGTCGCCAGCGACGATCCGAACACCGCCAGCGACATCTGGGTGTCCCAGTAGCGGCACCAGTCGGCATAGCTGACCTGGCCGGCGCGGGTCGCCTCCATGAACGACACGTCGGTGCCGATCGGCACGACGATCGCGCCGGCCTGGACCATGCCTTCCAAGGTCGACAGCAGCTTGTCCTGGTCGGACGGCAAGGTGCCGAGCGGGTATTTGCCGATCGGGATCGGGGAGGCGAACTTTTCCAGAAAGGTCAGCCAGAAGGCGATGCCCTCGCGTTTGAACAGAACCGGCCAGAACAGGCGCGTGCCCATGCCGAGCCCGTAGGGATCGTTGCCCTTCACGCCGAAGCGATGAACCATGAACTTCCGGGCCGGCAGCGCGATGCCGTCCAGCGGGCTTTCCCAAGTTCGCAAGCGCGGCTGCCAGTGCTCGTCGAAGGCGAAGCGTCGCTGATCGTGCGAGATAACCCGCTCGGGAACGATCGCGGCGCCGTCCTTCTGCCAGACGATCTCGGACACCGCGAAGCCCTTCAGGGTCGCGTCGAGGAGATCCAGGCAAATCTGGTCGAACGGCAAGGCGAGAAGCTGGGCGTTGACGAACTCTGCGGCCCGCTGGTCCAGCGCGTCGTCGGAGGCCGGCTCCACCTCCCACTCGCGCGCGACCAGGGCGAGCTTGCGCTTCTGCAGCACTGCATAGGCATGGGTATCCCGCTCGATCTCGTCATAGAGCGCCAATCCCTTGCCGCCGCCGCGCGCCAGCAGCGTCTCATCGAGCGGCTGCATCACCGTGTTGAAGCGCGGGATGGTGATGTCGTTGCGGGCCGAGGCGATCAGGGTGCGCTGGGCCGCGGGCAGGTTCTTCCGCTCGGACGTTTCGGTTTCGGCCATGTCAGCGATATCCGTCGAATGTGCGGCCGCGATTGCCGCGGGCGATCAGGATCTGGCTGCCGCCGGTCATCGCTCCGCCGTAGGCGACCGCGCCCGACCAGAGCATTTCGAGGGCGTCGGGACCGTCGTCATGGGCGCCGGAGGGCCATTGCCGCATCTGTTCGATCAAGGTGGTCTGGCTCGCATGGACCCGGATCAGGCCCGCGGCGGTCGGCGGCTGGAGCCGCTGGATGCGAAGCGCTTTGTCGGCGACGGGGATGACCGGGATGGCCGGCAGGGCAACCTCTTCCAGCACGGCGCGCTTCATGATCTCGGTCCGCAGAAACTCCTGGAACTGGACGCTCTCGATGAACCAGAGCGCCGGTCGATAGAGCTTCGCGAGCGCGATCGTGTCGGCGATGATGACGTCGGGCAGGCGGCGCCGGATCGAGGCCTCGACGACGTCGAGCACGCCGGTTTCGCGATCGAGGCCGCCGACCAGGATGGCCGAGGGGTCGCGGTTCGCTCCGTGCCGACCGAGCGATGGATCGACGGCGCCGAAGAAGATCCACGACGCCTTCTTCACGACCCAGAAGACGAGCGATCGGAACGGGCTCTCCTCCGAGATCGGTTCGCCCTGCTTTTCCGACATGAAGGCGGTCTCGGACGAGGCGCGCTCGACCATCAGCGCATAGAGCGGTTCGACCTCCGGCCAGTTGATGACCGCGCCCGCATCCATATCGACCTGGTGCCGGGCATAGTATGCTCGAGCATCGTCTTCGCCGACATTGAGGAAGATCTCCTGCCAGCGGTCCCACAAATCCATGCGGTCGGGAAATCGCTCGACCGCCCGCCCGTGATAGACGTTGAAACCGGGCTTTTTCGATAGCCGAACGAGCACGGCATCGTAGTGCAGCACGGTGCCGACGATCAGCAGATCGAGCGATCCGTCCGGCGGCCCGAGCTTCATCACCGTGCGCTCGACCCAAGCTTCGAGCTTTTTCCGGTACTCGGGCGACAACACGTTCTCGTCGTTCTCGATGTCGTCGAGAATGACCAGGTCCGGACGGAACGGGCCGAAGCGCCGGCCGCGCAGCTTCTGCCGGGCGCCGGCGCCGAGGATCATCACATCGTTGCGGGTGACGATCTCACCCTCGCGCCAGCGTCGGCCGGCGCCGGCGAACTCAGCGAAGTCATAGGCAAGGCGCGGATTGCTCTCCAGCTCGACCTTGATGGCCTCGACCATCAGTGCGGCCTGCTCATAGGTATCCATCGCCACGATGACGAAGCGCTTGAGGCGCCGCAACGCACACCACATGACGAAGATCTGGCTGACCAGCGTCGACTTCGCGGCGCCGCGCGGGGCGATCTTCAGCTTGCGGTGCCCCCTACGGTCCGGCCCCGCATCGGTCGTCAGCATCGCCGGCAGATCGTCATAGAGGTGCCGGTGCAGCCGCGACGGCGCCGACTTGATGTAGTGCGGGAAATAGGTGCGCGCGAAGAACTCGAACCCGCTCAACGGGTCTTCGACCGCGGCGCGGCGCGTGCGCCTGGCCGCCTCGTCCGTCTCGAAGCCATCAACCTCGACCTCGATCTGGGCGCGCAGGCTCGACTGGAGCCCGGCCAGCGCGTCGCCGAATTCCTTCTTCGAGAGATTGCGGCCTTTGAGGTCGGGGCGGGGCGTCATCCGTAGACCTCCGCCAGGTGCTGGCCGAAGGGCTCGATGACTTCCAGCAGCGGCGGGGCAAGCTTCGGGTGCTGCCGGGTGACGAACTCGGCGAAGCGCTTCAGCACGTCCATCGCCACGCCCAATTCCGAGATCTTCGGCGAGATGCGGCCGGCGGCGGACACGGTCTTGTTGAAGCTGTCCGCGAGCCCGGCCAAGATCTTGGCCCGCTCCGAAGCGGTCAGCCCTTGCTGGGTCCGCAGATCCTCGATCGTCGCCTGATGGACCGTCACATAGTCCTGCACGACTTCGGTGATGAGCTTATCCAGCCCTTCACCGGCGATCGTATTCGCCGAGCGGGCGGTGTCCCAATCGTCGCCCTTGGCTCCCGCCTCCCGCTTCCAACGGCGGAGGGTCGCCTCGGGCACGCCGAGTGTCAGAGCGACGACGGGCAGCGCCTGGCGCTCGAAGACGTACTTCTTGCGGGCATCGCGCTTCTTCCGGTCATCATGCGCCATGGTGCTCTCACACCTGGCCCTTGAGCTTGGCGACGATGAAGGCGATGCCGACGCTCATGATGCCGCCGGACAGCGCGCCGTATTTGGCGCTCTGCATTTCCAGCGAGGACAGACGCCCGCCGATACCGTCGAGCTTGCCGTTGATGGACTTCAGCGTGTCGTTCTGATGCGTCTGGGTGGTCTCGATCGCCGCGAGGCGCTCATGGATACTGCGGGCGGAGGGCGGGCTCATATCAGGGCACCTGTTACGCGATTGCGCGGAAAGACCCCGGCGCGGGCGAACCGCGCCGGGGCAAGGCTAGGGAGGAAACGCCCAAGGAGGGCTGCGGGACCCGCCAGAGCGCGGTCCCGCCTCCGCCGGCCAAGACCGGCGAAGAGGGAGCGGGCGAAAGCCCGAATGAAAACCACTGGGCCGGTCACGGCCGGTCCGCGAGCGGCGATGCCGCGGTGTCGGCGGCATCGACCGCGAGCAACCGGCGCGTGTCGCAGACGCGGATGGTGATGCGATCCCGGCCCCACAGGGACGTGACCTCACGCGCGCTCAGTTCCCTGTCGGGAACCGGTGCCGGCACGCAGGGCTGGCGCGCGGTCGCGGGCACCGGTGCGGACACCGCGACGGTTCGGATCGTGGGCGTCGGCTGCTCGCTACGGAGGGAGCAGGCGGACACGATCACGGCTGAGACCACAACGATCAGCGCCGGGCAGTGTCGCATTCTGTCCCTCCAGGGTGATGAGCTGCTCGCGCAGCATGGCGATCTCGGCGCCTGCGCCGGCCTCCAGGGCGGCGACGGCCGTCGCCCGCTGGGCTTGCGCCTCCGCGATCAAGCGGTTGGATTTCTCGAACTCCGCGCGCCAATGAGCATCACGTTCGGCGCGAGCTGAGACGGCGGCCGAGGTGATCCATCCGTCAACCGTCACAGCGGTGCGCCAAATGCAGAGGCTGGCGACGGCGAGCAGCGCGACAACCGCCAGCAGGATCAGAGATGCCTTGCCGATCCGCTGCATGGACCATGCACCAATGGCGGCGAACATCACCCGGCCTCCGGTTTGTCGAGCGGGGACGCGGCAGCTGCCGCCTGGGCGCGCATGTCCATGGATCCGAAGGCGCGATGGATGCCGAGCAGGGCTGCGATCATCAGCACCATGGACGGCACCACAATCGGCGCCAGCGCGACGGCCTGCGCTTGACCGGCGAGTGCGCCGTAGACGATGGCAAGGATCACACACCAGGCCAGCACGAACGAGACCCAAAAGGCTTGACGGGTGAGGCTATAACCGGGCTTTCCCATGGCTCACCGTGTCACGTGTTTGACGGCCCAGAAGACCGCCTCTTCGATCTTCGTTTGCGCCAGGGCGAGTTCGCGGCTCGCTTGGCGGTCGAATTGATGAGGCGTCCCACCGATTGAATGAAGCAACCTGAGGAAGTCCTCGCCAAGGCCTTTGATCTGAGCCATTCGACGCTTCTCGTCTTCCGAGAGAACACGGTATTCATGGCGCATCGTGTTGTTGACTGTGCGCCGATCGCCGGTGCTGTCGACATGTTCAGACATCGCGCCCTGCCTTCCGCTCGTGCGGCAGGAGGGGACGGGTCAACCTGACCTGCTGGTCGAAGGGCGCGTTGGGCTTTGGGTGCCCTTTGGGCCAGAAATGACCGACCAGCTTCGACTTCGGGAACATCGAGATGCTCACCTCATCATTCTGGTTCCCGCCGATCCCCTGGAACATGATGCCGTTTTCGGCGGTGTAGATGTTCACATGGCCGGACGCCGGCCCGCGGGTCGACGAAAACACCGTGATGCAGCCCACGACCGGCGCTGCGAGCCGCTCGAAGTTCGGTGACGACGTGAAGGATCGCGCCATTCCGGAGCCAGATCCAGCTACACCGGCCTTGGCCAGCATCGCGTTGACGAAGATCGCGCACCACGGCACGGCGCCGTCGTCACCGGGCAGATTGATGCCCGACAGCTTCCGATACTCGACGATGCGCGGATTGGATTTCGGCCCCGGCACTTCGGCCGTGCCGATCTCTTCGATCGCCGCCCGAAGCCAGGGCGGCAGCGGCCAAGCGTCGAGATGGGGGGCTTTCGCCGAGGCTTTGGACATGGCGCAACTCGCAAGGGTTGGGACGTGTCACGACCCTGCTTGCGCGGTCCATGCGGACTGAGGTGACGGTGTCAGCCCGCCTGCCTGATCAGGTCTTCGATATCGATCTGACGAGGATCGGTCGCCCGCTGGCGCTTGGCCGGCAGCGGCGCGCGATGGGTATAGCGCGTCACTGTGCGCCACGAGAGCCCAACGGCGCGAGCGATCTCCGCATTCGATAGCCCTTTGCCGCGCAGCCGCAACGTCAGACGTTGGAGCGAGGCCGCGCTATAGGCAACCTTCGGAATGTCGATCTTCTCCGGACCGAAGAGCCTGCACAGATCTTTCGCCGCGTCCACCCCGATCACGTTGAGGTCGAGACTGTCGCGCCAGATCTTCGGCACGTAAAGGCGGGTGCCGCCGAAATGAGTGACCAGTGCGCGAGCCGCGTCCACCCCGACCTCGGCGGCGATCGGCTGCAAGGCCTCCGTGAAATCCTCCACCTCCGGGGTCATGCCGCCCCCTTCGACGCGTGCCGGCGTTGCATGGCCTTCAAAGCTTCCGTGACCAGATTGGCCTGGGCCGCCGTCAGCCATTCCGGATCCGCGACATCAGTCTGACGCTTCACGAAGGCCCGCAGCGCCTCGCGGCTCGCGTTGGCGAGAGCGCCGCTTCGGCCGAGGTCGCCCCAGATGGCAAAGACCTTGCGGACGTGGAGCTTGTCCGACTTCTTCGTTGGGCCACCCTTCGGTTGCCAGCCGAGACGGCGGAATTCGGCAAGGGCCGCGTTCAGCTCCCGCTCCGAGCAATCCTTCGCGCTGGCCTTGCCGGTCGCCGACATCAGCACGGCGCGATAGGCAACTTCATCGAGCGCCAACTCCTTGCGCGCGATATGCACCTTGGCAAGCATCGCACGGCTCATCGACGGGTCTCCGCGCGAAACAGAGCAACCACCAGGGCCTGAATGACCTGGTCCCGATCCACTTCATCGTCGAGCTTCAGCAGGTCAGCGTTGATCGCAGTGAAGGCCTGATCCAGGCGGTCCTTGAAGATCGCCTCAACCTTCCTGACTGTATCGACCACCGATTCGTCACGACGGTCAGCCATGGCAATTCTCCAAATTCAACATCGTTGCCCGCATTGCAAGGAACTGAAGGACTTCTCGTTGAGCGAGATCTCGGAGGTTCGGACCGTCGACGTGGGCAAGCGCACGCCGCCGCTGTGGAACTGGACGAGTGACCACCCACCCAAGCGCACGACCACGGCGCACGGGGCTGAGTTCTGTGGCCTTTCGCGGTGCCCGCACTGCGGCAACCCCGTCATGTTCGTCGTGGAGACCACCGACGTCCAAGCCAAGGCGGCCCTGGCGATGTCCGGCTCGTACGGGGCGAAAGAGCGCGCGATCTACGCCTTCGAGGTCGTACAGACCTATCCAACGGTTGAGCCGCATCGGTCGCATCCGGCCTGGCCGGAACGGATCCGGAAGCCGTTCATCGACGTCCAGCAAATGGTCGATGCGCGAATGAGCCCTTCGCTCATCCTGACCACCTGTCGCTCTGTTCTTGAGGTCGCAACGAAGGAACTCGGCGGTGAGGGGAAAACGCCTTTCGAACGGATCAACGATCTCGCGCGAAAGGGGACCGTCACCGGCTCGGTTAGAGATTGGGCCGACGAAGTCAGGAAGCGCGGCAACGCAGCGGTGCACGAATTGGAAGCTGGCACCGATGCCGAGGCGCGGGACTATGTCGCCTTCATCAAATTGTTTCTGCGCGTAGCCTTCGAACTTCCCGAAGAAATCAAGGGGCTGAGGGCGCGAAACGAGGCGCAGTGAGTTCATCGCACGCTCTCCCCAAAAGCCCTCTCCAATTCCAGAATTTCGAGAGTGAGCTGCTCCAATCGGCCCTGAAGCGCCTTGCAGCGTGACGATCGCGGCCGCAGCCGCCAGCGCGCATCAAGGCGCGTCAGGCGGTCACGCTCCGCGCGTAGGGCGGCGAGCCGATCCAGATCGACGCGATCGAAAAGCGGCCCGTCGATGAAGGCGCGGACAGGTGTCACCGCCTTGCGCCTCCGGCTTTGGCGATTTCCTCGCGGCGCGCCAGCTCCAGCGCCATCTCCGCGACGAGCGGCCCATGCGTGACAATCACGGCGCGGTCGGCCGGTGCCATTGCCAGGAACGTACGCAATTCGTGTTCCCGCTCCTGGAACCACACGAGGGTCGACAGGATGGCCTTGGCCCGCTGCAGCAGACGGTCGGCTTCTGCCTCCCGAAGCTCGCCACGGTTCACCAGCCGGGGATAGGTGCGCTCTCGGTTCTCGATGTCGCCGCGCTGCTCAGCGATCTGCTCGCGCAAAGGGATGATTGCGGTCATGGCGCCTGCCCGATCAGTTTAGGCGCGTCCGGATCGCCGGCAACGCCACGGTTCAGGGCGACGTCATTCGCAGCCCGCCAACCGAGCGAACCGGCCTCGTCAAAGCGGCTCCGTCGAGGGGGTACTTTGATCCCTGAAGCCGAGGGGAAACGGCGGTCCCTGGCGGCCTCTGCGAGCGAGCGAGCCGCGTCGTTCTTGAGCGGAGCGAACAGGTCGACCAAGCGCATCCGCAACCGCATGATAAGGGCGGCGGTGAAGTCCGCGACCGCCGCCCGCTTGGTCGAGAGATTGCGGCGACGGCGATAGAAGGTCGAGGTCTTGAACTCGGCGACCTGCTTGTCGACGGCACGGAAACAGACGTCCCTCAGGTAGAGCGCGACCTCCGGTCCCGGCGAGGTACCGATGAACATGACGCTGGCAACCGGCCTACGCCCCTCGATGTCCTCGATCCTGATCAGGGCGGTGTTGGTGCATCTGGCGATTGTCGCCGCCAGCAGTGTTCGCCAGCCTGGTCGGACAACGGGCTCCCGCGCCGAGGCCTCGCCTATGTCCAGGTCGACCTCTTTCAGAAGGTGTTCCTGCATGAGCCTGGCCGCCAGCGCGGCAGCCGCGAGCGCCTCGGCCTCCGTGCAGCCCGCTGCGCGCGTCATCCTGCGCAAAGCCGCTATCTTGGCGCGTACCTTCTCGCGGGTAGTGCTCACGGTGCGCTCCAGAAGTCGGCGTGCTGGGCGATGATCAGACAGACCGCCGCAACGGCCAGGAACAGGAAGAACGGGAAGACGGCCTCGGCGGACGCCTCGTGCCCGGCCGGCGCGCGGCCGGCGAGCGTCAAGCCCATCCAGCAGGCCAGGAGCAGCGCCATCAGACCGGCGGCTCCCGCCGAGCAGAGAAGAATGAAATGCGGGAGCGCTGTCATGCTGCGCTCCGCTGGCCGTACCGCGCCCGGACATCGGCCGCGAGCGCGTAGCCCCGGCCCCGGTGATGGGCGATTTCAATGCCGAACGGCCGCAGCCGGCGACGGATGTTCGAGATGTGCACCTTGACGGCCGCCGGGTCGCGATAGACCACGCCGCGTGACAGATAGAGCAGTTCCGATAGGGTCTGCTCCGGCACCACATCACGGCTCAGCAGCGCACTGACGACACGCCCTTGCAGTGGCGTCAGCCGCCATTCCAAGGGCAAGGCGAGGTCTTGCCCGAGCGATCGTTCGAGCCGCTCCAGATGCTCCCGCGCTTCGGCGAGGTCAGCCGCCAGACGCGCGATTGTGCGTTTGGCAAGGCTGGTCATGCTGCGCTCCTCTCGGCTTCGATCACCGTGCAGGCCTCGATCGGCGCGGCGATCAACAGGCCGTCGTCAACGCGGACCTGGACATGTGTCGGCGACAACCGGCGAACGACCACGCCATTGAACTCGACGAGGCCGCGCTCCCAATCGTGTTCAGCGATGCTGACCCGCGTATCGGGCGTCAGCTCCAAGGGCGCCTCCGGAGATCCCAGGGCGCGTGCGATGCGGCTCGCGAAGCGATTGACCGCATTGATCGCAACCTGCTCGGAGCCGGCCTCGGGAACTCCTGGCACGAGCAGCGAGGTACCGTCATATGCGTGGCGAGCCTGGGCCTCGACCGCCTTGCGCAGCGGGCGGCTCTCCGCCCATGCGATCACCAGCATGTCTTTGGGGGGAACGCGGCCGAAGCCGATGACGCCGCGCCGGTCGGTCCAGCAATAGGTCTTCATGTCAGTACTCCTCTTCGGGTTCGCCGGAGGTGACGCCGCGCAGGTCTTCGAGCAGGAGCTGCGGGGCGGGTTTCCGGCGGCCGACACGGGCCGCGGCTCTCTGCGCCCGATCGAGTTCCGCCAGTTCCTCAAGGAGCCAGCCGAAGGCGCGCGGGTTTGACGTTTCCAGGCGGACAGTGACCGCCGACTTCGATCCGTTCGAACGGGACGAGAAGCTGGCGAGCCGGACCTCGCCGTCTTTCCAATGGATGATGGCCATCGCGTACCTCAAGCCGCCGCGACGTCGAGAGTGACCGCCACCCACTGACCGTCCGGTGTCGGGCGGCGATAGATCCGGAGGTAGCGCTTGGAGCCGATGACGCGCTCGGCATCCACGATCGCCTCCATCGCCCGGATCCAGCGTGCGTCATCGATCGATAGACGGCGAAGCGACAGCAGCTCGGCTCGATTGATCTTGCCTTCGCGGTCGACGTTGAACGCCCGCTCGACGATCGCGCGCAGATTGACATTCGCGTCGCCAGACCACTCGCGCAGGCAGTCATCGACGAGTGCCTTGGCGGCCTGAAGTTCGGTGCCGTATTCGAAATGGTCGGTGATCGCGACCTGGACCTTCAAGCAGCCGTCGTAAGTCGTGAAGGTGGTATTGCCTTTCACGCCACCGAGCTTCTTTCCGTACTGCTCGCCGACCAAAGCGACAAAGGCATCGACATCGGCGAATGAATGCGACTTGAACCGCGCGATTTGCTCGGCGAGCGGCTGTGCATAGCCTTCGATTTTGCGGACGAGCTGGTCCATGAGCCGGTCGATCGGCTTGATCACCTCGACCGGCACGAGAGCGCCGCGCGCATCGCGCATGTAGGGCCGGCCGTCCATATCGATCGTGGGTTCGGCAGCAGTGGTCTGCTCAGACATGTTTCGGCTCCTGTGCCGGCTTAGGTTCGGATTGTTGGGATGGGGTGGTGACGGCTGCGCCGATCACGGCGACAGCCAGGGCGAGGATTTCGTCCCGAGACGGACTGATGGTCTGACGCTCGGCCGACAGGACGCGATAGGCGACGGCGAGCGGATCGACATCGGGCGGCGGGACGAGCGCCGCTCGCGCGAGCGTCAGCTCCACCGCCCGCAGTGCCGCGTCGATCTCGAAGACGGCATTGGCGAGGCTGTTCGAGGTCCGACACTGCCGCTCGACGGTCCGGACGCCGTGGAGAACGGTCGTGTGGTCGCGGTCGCCGAGAGCCTCGCCGATCGCCGGATAGCTCAGGGGCGTGAACCGGCGGGCCATCAGATAGGCAATGGCCCGCGCCTCGCGGATCTCGACCGGCTTTCGATGGGAAACCAGGTCGCGATAGGTGAAGCCGAAATGTTCGGCGACGGTTTCCGCGATGATCCGAACGGACAGAGAGACGGTCATGCGGCACCGCCGTCCGGCTGGTGGCGTTCGATGCGGACCACCGGCAACGGGATCACGGTGGCGGCGAGTACGCCTCGCGGACCGATCATCTGGCCCATGTTCAAGCTCTCGCGCCGGAATATCTCGGCTAGATCGATAACGATCGCACCCAGTGCCGGATCGTGCTCGTCTTCGAAACCGACCGGAACGGGCCGCGGATCGGCCACGGGCCAGTCCGGCGAGCCGGCGGCTTCCAGGCGTAGCGCTTCCTGCTCCAGGTCCCGGAAGACCTGGCCGAACAGCACGACCAGGCGAGCCGGCAGCGCCTGCCGCGCAAGACCTTGAGCGGTGAAGAGATCGGCGAGCTGGTGCAGATTGTCGGAGAGCCGGGTCATCATGCGGCCTCCGCAGTGCGGACACCGGCGCCAGATCTGCTGGCCGGGTTCTGCGGGCAGCCCTGGCAGGCCTGCCAGTGCTTCACGTCGTCCCGCGATCCGGTGCAGGCGCCGATGTCGCGCTCGCGGAAAGTCTTGCAAGTGGTCGGCGCCAGTGCCCGATCGAGGTGAGGGCAGAACACCTGGTCGGCGAAGGCCTCGACGATCTTCGCCCGAAGGTGCTTGGTGTCTCCGACGTAGCTGCCGGACAGCGCCGATGACACGGCTGTCCGCGACACACCAAGCTCGCGCGCCGCTGCGGCCTTCGAGCCGAGGGTTGCGACGCGGGCCTGCAACAAGGCCAGCGCCTCGCCGTCCAACTGGGGATAGGTCTTCACGCGCATGGGAAGACCTCGCCGGTGTTGCGGTCGACAACGGAGCCGTCGCCACGCAGGCTCGGCGCAATGTCGCCGGTGTCACGCACCAGCCGCCACTGCTTGAAGCCGTTCGAGGTTGGCGCGGCACCCCGGGCGCGGACGGGCAGTTCGACAATGTGACCGGTTCGGGTCAGAGCCTTGAACCAGCGGTTCAGGGCGTTCTCCGGGTTCCGGTCGTTCGGGCGAGCGGCCAGCGTGACGATGTCGCCGATCGCAAATCGGATCTGCAGGCGCATCGCCTTCCAGGCCCGCTGGCGCAGGCTGTCGGGGCAGATGCGGTCCTTGCGCGTCCGATAGTGCGTGAACCGGCGGGCCGAACCGTCTCCCAGAGCTTCCTGCCCCGACACGGTCAACCGATAGACCCCGATTTCGAGGCGCTCGACGTAGCCGCGGGCGACCAGCCGGCCGACCGCGGAGGAAATGCCCTTGCGCGACACAGGGAGTGCATCGGCGAGCTGGTCGATGTTGATGGACTGCCGGCCGATCGCGCCCATCACCGCGATCTGGTGAGGGGTGCTCATCACAGGCCTCCCGGAACCACGATCGGCGCGCCGGTGCGGCGGTCGTTGACCAGCACCTGGCCGGAGAGGTGGCCGAGCTGAACCGGCTTGCCCTCGGCGGCGCCGTTGCGACGGCCGAAACGTTCCACCGTGGCGAGCGCCTCCTTGATCTCGCGATTGAAGCCGGCGGTCACGGAGTGGGTGAAGTCGACGACGTCGTCTGCCACCGGCACTTCGCAAATCCGGTCATAGAAGGCGCGGACATCACTCTTGGTGGCGTGCTCGAACCGCACATATTGGGCGATGCGGCTGGCGACCTGCGGGAAGGCCGTCAGGTTGTCGCGGATCTTGCCCATGCCGACCAGGACGAAGACGATGTCGCCCATGTCCGAGAAGTCGCGGATGCTCTCCATGATCCGGCCGGACCGCGAGATGTGGTCGGCCTCGTCAATAACCACCGCGAAAGTACGCTTCTGCAGCGTCAGGCTCGACTGCTGTTGCAGCATCGCCTCAAGGGCCTGGGAATAGCGCCTTTGGTAGCTATGGCCGGGCGTGATGCGGAACTGCGCGAGCAGGTCGTTGAGGAACCAGCTCGGCGTCCACTCTTTCTTGGCGCGCACATAGATCGCGCCAGTCTGGGCCGCCCAGCGGTGCAAGGCCGTCGTCTTGCCGAGGCCGGGCAGGCCATCGACCACCATCAGGCAGGCTTCCTGGGCGCCGCGCCGCTCAAGCGCCGTGAGCGCCGTCGAGAAGCGATTGACGTTGGCGGTTTCCACGAAGGAGTTTCTCATTTATGCAGACCTTTCCGCTCGCTCCGGATGGTCGAGTTCGTTTCTCGCGATGCTTCGCAGGCGCACGAGATCGAGCCCCGACATCCGGAGCAGTTCGTTTGTGGAGTGGGTTAGGATGAGGTCGCGCAGATACTCGCGATCGACCTCGGTCACGCGGGACGGGTTCTCGGCGACCCACCGGGCAAAGGCGACGTCGTCGGGGAAGAGCGGGCGGCCGTTGATGCTGACGATCTTCTGAACAGGCTCGGGCGATGCGGCCAGCTCGACCGCTCCGACATTGACCAAGGCACCGTCGCGATCGGCCAGCGTGGGCATTGGCGCGGCTGGACGCATGTCCAGAATGGCGGCCGGCGACAGTTCGCGGTCGACCGCGTCGATCTTCCGTTCGAGCCGTGCCCGGCGCGCCTGATGGCGCTTCTCCATGGCTGCCTGCTCGTAGGAGACCGGCACGTAGCGGGTCTTGTGGCCCTCGAAGGTTGCGACTGCGATCAGGCGCCCCGGCACGCGCTCGCCGTCGATTTCCTCGATCGTGCGCACCCACACCCTGGAGGCGTCGCGAATGTCGTAGCCGATGACGACATCCTGGCCGTCCAGCGGCTCCAGGGCCGGTGCGAAATAGCTGTTGCCCAGCCATTCGACGAGGGCGCGGCGGGTGCGGCGCAGGACATAGGGTCGGAACATGTCGTCCAGTTCCGCCTGGTCGGGGATGATCGGCTCGAACCCCTCAACCTTCGCGGCCCACATCTCGTTCGGCGTCATGTGACGCGTGCGGGCGATCTGCGGATCGCGGATGCGTGGCAAGCCCGAGTGCGGCCGACCGTTGTAGTCGGCGATCTCGGCCTCGACGTGCTCGAGGAAGGCATCCCATCCGGGGAGCAGGCGGGATGTGCCGGTGATGGCGAGGTCGCGGCGCGTGGTCTTGAAGACGAGGAGCTTCGCCTCCTTATCCATGTCGCGGCCGATATAGGTCGGCAGGCGCTTTGCCGCGCCGGTGTAGATCTGGTTGAGGCGCTCGACGACGCCCTTAGCCTGGGAATTGTAGGGGAGCGCGCGCATCGGCGTGATGCCAGCGCGGGCCATGAAGCCGGTCAGCGGCGCGTCCATCGCCTTGTTGCGATAGCCCGGGCCACGGTCGGTATAGAAGATGGCCGGAACACCGGCGCCGGCGCAGGCGCGGCGCAATGCGTCGACCACGCCAAAGGTGTTTTCGTCGAGTGCTGCCGACCAGCCGACAACGCGGCGGGTGCCGGCGTCGATGATGGTGGTCAGCTCAGGTCGGAACGGCCCGCCGTGGATCGGATGACTGACCTCGGCATCGAACGTCTTTCCATCCGCGACATAGACCGAAGTCGGCAGCAGGTCTTCGAAGTCACGCGCCGTATAGGCGAGCCGTGTGCGCATGGCGAGCTTGCCCACGCGGCCCTTCATGCGCTCCAGCTCGGGCATCTTGGCGAGGCAACGACGAACCTGCGCCTCAGTTGGCTGCGCAGTGCCAGGGGCGACCGATCTGTTGAAGTCGCGCAGGGCCTCGGCGATCGACGGTTTGGACGGCTTGGCGTAGAGCCGCAGGAAATCGTCGAACCAGGCCGGCAGGGCCTCCTTCGCCCGTTGGCCCGGCGCCAAGGCGATGATGCCGCGATCGGCCCGTACGGCGAACCACGCATAGATGGTCGAGCGCGCCAGGGTCCGGACATCGCCACGGCGATCGTTCGCCTTGCAGACCATGTCCATCTCGGCCGGATCGAGCTGGCCATCGGCCACCGCTTGCAGGAAGGACAACACGGTGGGCCTGCGGCCGAGGCCGCTGGCCAAACAGCGGGCGTCGATCGCCATCAGAACGGCGGCGCGGGCCTCCATGACTTCACGCTGATGGGCCGTCAGATCGCCGGTGCCGCGCGAGGCCATCTGACGCTTGTCCGCCTCGTGAGCGTCGATCAGTTCCTGGCTGGGGGCGGCGGGGTCCGTCAGCGCGGTCTTCTGTGCACGGGCCACGATTTCGGAACGTGCAACGTCGGGCAACGCATCGGCCGAGACCTCATATCCGCCGCCGCGGCCGGCGCGGGGACGAACGAGGTCGGGACGATCGGCTCGGATGCGCGCAATGAAGTCTTTGGCTTTGGAGCGAGATGTTGGCAGTCCCGGCAATCGGGCTGACGCAATCTCCGAAGCGGCAAGCCAGGATGACACAGTCATCTCAGGCCACCTGCAGCGTCATGCGCGTATGGAGATCCGCGCGTGCTGAGAAGAGCATCTGGCCGTCAGGGCCATACCACTGTGGCCAAAGCTCATGACGCTCGACGCCGATGAACTCGGCAATAATCGCATGGGCATTCGGAAAACGGGCGGTCAGCGCCTTGTTGAAGGTGTCACGGGCGAAGCCATGCTCCTTTCCGAGGCGCTGCAAGGACGACCCACGCTTACGAACAGCGGCGATGATGTCCTGGCGGTGCCAGTTCTTGCCCATAAATGCCCCTCGCGTGCCAGATGTGGCCGTGATAACCATCTCTGACTATCAGACTTGTAGGAGCTTTGCCTGATCAGGCAAAACGTGTCAAGCCTGATCAGGGATTTCGGGGCTTGATATGGAAAAGCCGTTGCCGCCCGAAGAAGCCGCCTTTGTGGAGCGCTTAAACGCCGCGATCGATCGCGCTGGCGGTGCGACTAAGGTTGCCCCCAGATCTGGCGTGGCGGTCAAAACGATCTACAACTGGCGAACGGGCGTGAATGCCACTGCAGCCCTTGCGCTTCATCGGATTGCGAAGGGCTGCGGAATATCACTTGATCAGCTCTTCGGTTCGTCAACGATCGCCGGATCTGGAACTGAAATTCCAGATCTGGCGACCTATGTTGACATTCCGATTCTCGATGTCGTCGCGGCGGCTGGGGGCGGCGCTGAGAACGATCAGCCTAACGTCATTGGGCGAACGGTCTTCGCGCGTGCGTCGCTACGCAATCTCGGCATATCCCCGGCCAAAGTAATCGCGCTGCGGGCCAGCGGGGACAGCATGTTTCCGACCATCGCGGATGGTCAGATGGTTCTGATCAACACAGACACAACCGATCTGAAGGATGGGGCAATCTACGCGATCTGGGCTCCCCACGGGCTGCGTCTCAAGCGCATCCAACTGCAGATGGACGGCGGGATGCTTCTCATCTCGGACAACAGAGAACTCTACACCCCGGAGCACATCGCCGCGCGGGAGGCAAACGCCATCCGTTTCGTCGGTCGGGCGTTCTGGACTGAGAGGTTAATATAATGGAAGTCGTAATTGTCTTTCTGTCCTTAGCTTTTGTCGTCTCGTTTGTGGCGGTCTTTCCCAGGCGCACAAGGCGGCTAGCGATCATGAGCGCTATTCTCTGCGCGGTGGCCCTTGTGTTCATCGTCGGCAAACTTGACGAGCGGGCACAAGCGCAGGGCTTCCTCAATATGAGCGACAAGAACGCAGCAGAGCGAGCCGGCGTGACAGATCCGGCGGAATGGAAGCGGCGACGCGAAGCCGACGAGGAGGCCACGCAGAAGGCAGCCGCAGCCGAGCGTGAACGCAAGGAAAAGGAGGTGGCGCAGAAGGCTGCGGAGGCCGCAACCCGCGAGGCTGCTGAGCAAGCCGCCTGCAAGGCTGACCTGAAATGCTGGGGTGAGAAGCACTCCATTGCGGGTAGCGTCTATTGTCGGCCTTATGTCGAGCGCCTGGCTGCGAACAATTTCGAGTGGTACGATAGTCTTCTGGAGCCCAAGTTCAGTCACTATCGATGGGCCAACCGAGCATCGGGCGTCATCACGCTTATCGGTGACAAAGTGAAGTTCCAGAATGGCTTCGGTGCCTGGATCATCCACACCTATGAATGTGATTTCGATCCGGTCGCGAAGCGGGTTGTGGACGTACGAGCGCGACAGGGGCGCATACCCCTCAACTAG